TTTCCTGGTTGATATGGAAATACATTCTTAGATTCTCTGATAACCCAATCACCCGATCTTGTTCCAACATGCATCTCTACTGCAGATTCGTTTGGAGAATGTAAGATAAATGAAGAACCAACACCAGTTGATCCTGTGAATCCAGTTGCACCTTCTAATGCATTCACATGTGTGGTATATTTACCATTCAATCTATATCTATGTTGTGAATCGAAAAGAGTGTATGGAGTAGAAACTCTTTGTCTACCAAATGCATCAATTACAGTTGATTTAGAATCAGTTGTTTGATTACCATAACGATCTGCTAACATAAACATTTCGTATCTTTGTGGAGAATCGTCTATAATTTGTAAATCTTTTCTGTATTGAGCCATTTAATCTTTTCCTCTTACTATATCGTAAAAGTATTTATCAGAATCTTCTGTATACCATTTCGATCGTCCTTCACATTTCCATAGATGATCGTTTACTTTATAATCTGGTTTTGTTTCGCAATCTACATATGGTTTCGTAATAAATGCTGGTTCGAACCAACAAATTCTATTATTGGGTTGTGCAGCAAAATTACCATTATCTAACTTTAAGATATGAGCAGTCTTAAATCCGCCTTCGCCTGGATTTTCTGCTGTTGGTGATCCATACCAATCTAGAGTAAAACAATACTCTCCTTCATACCAAGACTTATCTTTGAGGAAAGCGGATGCTCTTAATCCACGAAGATAATCATATTCTACACAAGTTAGATCATATGAGAAGCAATCCCAAAGTTCTAGAACTTCAAGTGGTTGTGGTTCGGTCTCTTTCCAACAGAATGCAGAAATAGGTAATCTGGCTACTTGTGCACCGTTATTAATCATGCATGAAAAAGTGATTGCTCTGGTTGGTATCGAAGTGACACCAAACACAGAGCAAGGAATAAATTCACCAAAATGATCTTCTAAATTATAGAGATATTCTTTTCTTAACAGACAATATTGTAGTGGAATGTTAATGGATAATGTGGGCATTACCCATTATTTATCATGTTACTACAAATACCATTCGGACTTAACTAATTTTCCACAAACTTCACATATTTCTCCAACTTTTCTATTAGGATTATAAGGATGATCTTCGTATTCTACAGATAAACAACTACAACGATCTTCTATGAGATCTACTCGTTTGGCGAGAGAATATCCACGTTTAGTTGCACTATTCAATAGCACAGTCATGCGTTTAATCCATTCTTCTTGAGATAATAGATCACCATAGTAGAAAGATGATCCAAAAATTTCAGCAGCTAATTCTTCATTGTAGAGATACAAATATTCGATAGTTTTAGGGAGTTCTTTTTCTTTTGATATCAGAGACATATTTAATCGCTACTCCATCCATATCTTGGTTTAATAATTTTTGACAAATATAATTTTCTATATTCCTTTGTTGAGACTGTCAGTTGCTGTCCGTTCTCGTCAAAAACAATCCAAGTATCATTTGATACATCATATACAGGCAAAGGTTTAAGATTCATATGGTCACACAGTATAATGCTCTAATTGATATCTACAATATCTATCATAATGTTCTTTTTCAAAGAATCTGAATTGAATACTATCTGGAGTTTCCCAGATAGTAAAATTGAGTTCTTCATTTATACAAAAAACATAATCACTAGAAGACCAGTTTTTTGTTCATAAACATATTCTTCTTTTTCCATATTCACTTCCAAACATCTTCCCAAGATCCTGACAGAGCACCCTTCGCATAATCTGTACTCCGATTCTCAAAGAAACTTGTGTGTCCAACTCCAACCATCGCATCTACCCAAGTAAGAGGATTCTTCTTAACTTTAAAGATTCCTTTCATACCCATGGAAATTAATCTCTTATCTGCAATATATCGAATGTACTTCTTAACTTCATCAGGTGTAAGATCTTCCATCGGACCCATGTTAAAGGCGAGATCGATAAATTGATCTTCTAATTCAACCATCTTAGTTGCAATGGTATAGATCTGCGATTTCAAGCTATCATCCCAAATTTCTCTATTCTCTTCGATGAAGGTTCTGAATAAACGGATCATAGATTCAGAGTGCATATCTTCGTCTAATAGAGACCATTGAATAATCATCCCCATTCCTTTCATCTTGCCGTGTCTTGCAAAATTAAGCAACATAACGAATGATGAGAATAATTGCATGCCTTCTGTGAAGGCAGAAAATACTGCAATATTTTTAGCAATACTTCTGGTGTCATCACCCTTATGTGAGAAGATATATTCATGCTTCTCTTTCATCGAAGCATACTCTAAGAATTCATTATAAGTTGTTTCCGGTAGACCAAGAGTTTCTACAAGATGAGAATATGCGGCAACATGGATTGCCTCACGGGCAGCGAATCCGAGTAACATCATTCTTACTTCTGGTTGAGGAAAGAATGGAAGATAGTTCGTTACATACCCGTCGGAGACATCGATGTCTCCTTGTGTGAAAAATCGAAAGATATGAGTCAAGAAAGTCTTTTCAGAAGCTGTCAACTTCTCCTTCCAATCCTTAATATCTTGCATCATCTCTACTTCAGTCCACAACCAATGCATTTGTTCATGAGTCTTCCAGGCATCAAAACACCAGGGATAGTGCATTGGTTTGAATGTAGATCTTTTATCTGTGATTTTTAACTTATTCTTTTTCATTAGATTCCTATACCTATTATAGCTTATAATCTACTCACAAGCAATACAACCTTCTCCATCAACTAATGCTTTAATATCAATATCTTCGATTCTCTTTCTATCGATTCTCTGTGAGATCTTATTGGCTTTCTTTATCTTTTCAGATCTACAATAGTAGAGCGTTTTCAACCCAGCTTTCCAACCCAAGAAATGGATAGCATGAAGATACTTAACACTTGTATCTGGTTTGAAAAATAGATTGACAGATTGTCCTTGGTCGATAAACTTCTGTCTATCTCCAGCTTTTTCGATAATCCAACGTTGATCAATTTCAATCGCAGTCTTGAATACTTCTTTCTCATCATCTGTTAAACAAGTTAGATGTTGAACAGATCCATCATTCAATACGATTGAATTCCAAGTTTCTTCCATATCAACACCCTTTGTTAGAAGAACTTTTTCTAATTCATGATTTCTATGAATGAAAGAACCCGATAGAGTATCTTGTCTGAATACATTTGCTCTAAGTGGTTCGATTGAAGGACTTATGTTACCCATGATGATGGATGTGGAAGCAGTTGGTGCGACTGCAATACAATGCGAGAATCTCTTACCAGAACCAGCCATGTCAGGGGCTTCACCACGTTCTTTACCTAATCTTAGATTAGCTGTATCAGCATATTCTTTCATCGTCTTAAAGAAAGTTTTATTGAAAATCTTAGCAGCAACAGATTCGAAAGGGATCATTTTTGATTGTAGATACGAATGGTATCCTAACACACCGATACCAATTGCTCTTTCCATCATCGCACTATATTTTGCACGTCCGATTGTATCTGGAGCTTCTTCGATAAATTTTGTCAATACATTATCTAACATCTCAGCAACATCAGAAATCAGCTGATCGAACTGTTTTTTATATTCGTCATATTTGTAAATATTGATTGAAGATAAACAACATACTGCTGTACGATCTTTATCTGTACATAGTTGGATCTCAGCGCAGATGTTCGATTGTCTAATTCTCAAACCTTTATTATATTGTTCTCTAGGTAGAGCATTATTAGCAGTATCAATAAACATTAGATAAGGTTCGCCAGTCATCATTCGCAATTCCAAAAGTAACTGCCAGAGATATTTCGCTGAAACTGTTTCTCTAATTTCTTTTGAAGCAGGATCGATAAGATCCCAAGAATCATCTGCATTAGGATCGACCATACATCTTTCAATAATCTGCATGAAAGAATCTGGAATCATTACAGCATTATGCATATTAAGGCAACGAATATTTGGATCTCCAGTTGGTTTTCTCATCTCCATAAAATTAATGATATCCGGATGTGAGATATCAAGATATGCAGCGTAAGATCCACGTCTAGTTGTTCCTTGTCTATATGCCAGAGAACAAGAATCATAAGTCTTCATATGCGCCATAACACCAGTAGACTTTTCACTAGAAGATCTCATACCAACGCCCAAACCGACTCCACCACCTAACATAGACAACCAGTTAGTCTCTGAAAGAGATTCAACTAATCCTTCTGCGGAATCTGGAATATATGCCAAGAAACAGCTAATTGGAAGACCTTTCTTTGTTCTTCCATAAGAAAGAACTGGAGTCGAGAAACTTAACCAATGTTTAGAAGCATAATCATATAACCTTTGTGCATGTTCTGGATTAGAACCGAAAGTCTTTGCAACGAATGCATATCTCTTTTGAGGAGTGTCCTCATCTTCTCTCATATATGATTCTTTTAATCTCTTCAAACCTAATTCATCAAAGTTTGAATCTCTTGATAAATCGATCTTAATCCCTAGATAATCTTCTGACATCTAAACTCCTAAATATTTTTCAATGTATTCTAATTGATGTACGCAACAACATGGGTCATCATCGAAATTCTCATATTCTTGATCGTCATTACATGAACTGCAACAATTTTGTTCCGAATCGAATTTCACTATTCCTTCTTTATCGTAATCATATGCGTATGCTTTGTATTTGTAATTCATGATATTATCCATTATTTAATAGATTGTCAATTATAAATTTCATGATTGAACATCCTTTCTGTATTCGTTCTTCATTGCAAAGATAAGACCTGATGGAGTAGACATTGGGTGAACACCACAAATGTCGTATGCCATTAGGTTAGGAAAGGACTTACGAACCAATGTTATCAGTGCAGGATCAAATGTAAATGGTTTTTTGAAAAACTTTTGGATATTAATCTTATACCCAAACAGAGCTAATAAAGGAGATAATAATATAAGAATGAATTCTTTTCTATTCATAATATTTACTTGATATGAGGAAAAATCTTATTGATAGCTTCTACACAGGCACGTGCAACCAGCATATGTTCTTTCTGTGTTCCGTTTCCAGTTCTAACTTCTAAGAAGTGAATCCAAGTTCGCAGAGAAGCATTCATATAAATCCTAGAGACTGTATTACCTTCTGGTAGAATTACTCTAGCAACTTCTTTTGCGATACCTTGCGAAACTGCATATTGATAGTGCATTTTAGCTTTTTCAATAATTTCCAGTTGCATCTGTTTCCAGATCTCAACCAAACCATAAGCATCTTCTTCTAATGCGATAGAATTTTGTCTGTTCTTAGTATCTTGAAGTCGACATTCTCTTAAACAAAATTCCAGATCTTGAGTTGGGTCTGCATATCTTTGGCTATATTCTTGAAAAAATGCAGATTTGTGTCGGAGAATCTGTCTCACAATATCACGTGTAGAAGTGATCTCTAAACAAACATTTGCCATCTCAAATGGCGACCAATGTTTATTCTTAATGAGATAATTTAATAATTTTTCAGAAGTTTCTGTGTTGTTTTGATTCGAAGGATTAGAAACTCTTGCACAAAAAGAGACAAGATTAGTCAGTGTATTAATCTCTTCTGTATCAAGAAGATTAACGAATTCTGGTCCAGGTTTTGAATAAGAAACTAATCTAACATTCACGATCTCATCATATGTTTTATACATTTTTCTTTCCACCAAAATAAGGATTTGCTAAACCATCTTGAATTAATTTTAAATTGTATGATTGATTCGCTTGAAATTCTCTATCAGATTCGTACACATAAGCCAATACTCTACCATACTTATCATCTTTATCCAACTCAGTTTTAACAGTTACTGTTCTATTTTCTAGAAAATTCTTCGCTCTTGCTGTTGCCCTAGAAGCTAAATCACGTTCCAACAGAATCTTAGAATTTTTTTCTGGGGTGTCAACACCAGCCAATCTAACCATCTTTCTAACAGAAACTCCGAATCCCAAATCAATTGTAGATTCAAAAGTGTCACCGTCAATTACTCTATCAATTTTTGCTTTATATGTATACATATTCTATACTTTCCTCCACACATTATATCTAAATTTTGCTTCCAAACCTGAATATACAGAATCAGATAATTCTTTATCTATATCAATTCCAGAAATAACCATATCATTAACATCTTTGTGTGTATTTGACTTTTTCCAAATTACAATCTTACAACCAGAATCTATCACATTCTCCATATTCTGAATAATTTGTTTATTAGAAGGTTCATTATCAAAAACAAATATAGCTTCCGGAAAGTCTTTTATTAATTTAGATAATTCGGAGCCAGCAGTAGCCAAACCATTTTTAACGAATAGTGAATCAATCGGTCCTTCAAACACCCATATCGGGATATTTTTATTTAGCCTTTCCAAGCCATAGATTTTGTCATTATCTTCTTTCGTTTTAATCGTGATATATCTTGCAATATTATCTTCAAGTGCACGACCTTGAACTGCAATAAGTTTTCCCTTCTGATCGAAGAAGGGTATTACAATTCTAGAATCTTTCGATTTCAAATTTTTAGATTTTTCTTTATTAATAGATCCAACGAATTCTTTAAAATCTGA